CAGCAGGGATGTTGTTAAAATCATCTTCTTTTGCTGCACGGCAGGCGATGCCTTTTACATATTCCACACTTGGTTTCTTGTTCATCTTCTCAAATACCCCGAAGATAGCTGCTATCAGCCTTTTTCGCTTTTTGTCTAGTTCTTGGGACTTTGCCGAAGCTCTTTTGTTCAGCTCGTAATAAAGCTCATCTATTTCAGATGCTGTAAGCTCTTTCGCAGAGCAGGTGCGTCCACTTGTGAAATCATAGATGATTTCTCCTCGTTGCTCCTGTATTCCTTGCTTGGAAAATGAAGTCATTAGTGCTTTAAGTGTTGCCATTATGTATTATTTTTTAGGTTCTACAACTACTTTTTGATTATAAAACTCTATATCATCCTCATCTCTGCCTACTTTCCACGCAGTGCCTTTTATTAGGCGCAACACTGCAAAACGCCCATCATATTTGCCATGTCCATGCGTGTAAGCGACTACAACAGCATCATCTGAAAAAATCCACTTATGGTAAGCATTACCACGAGACTGAAAGTTTTCAAGAAGTACGCTATTTGGATTCATGTTTTGAGCAACTTCTTTTGCTCTGTCATTGTTGCTAAATAATATTTGTTTCATTTTTAATTGATAATAATTTGCTCCGCCCGATGGCTCGAACATCGGTGCCTGCCTGTGCGGAAAGATTTTGAGGATTATTCTGCATACATAGCTTTTACAGCAAACATGCACGCCTCCTCTAATTTTGTCTGCGCAAGGGAAATAAGCCTTTGCTTTTCTCCACTTGCTGGAGTAGTATTTTTATCGCCTCTCTGTTGTTCCAGCCCGTCTATGATTTCTGCGATACGCTTCCTTGTGGTCTCTACTATCATCGGCTCCATTTCTCTGTTTCTCAACCCACATCTTCTCTTCTGTCCTATTGTCATTTTAAATTAGTTTTAAAGGTCATTTAAATTACTCTTGTGGAAGCAGGAAACTCAAATCAATATCCTTTGAAAGCTCTGCGCTGGTCATGGATAAAGGTAGGTTTCTTTCTATCCCTACGCCATCTACTTCCCACGCTTCTATAAACCATTTGGATAATTTCGGTTTGTAGGCGTTCTGGATGATTTCCACCCCTTTCTGGAAGTCCGTATCTGGATAATCTCTATCGGCAATTTGTCTTAGTTCCAAAACTTTTTTACTATCCAAATCCCCTTTGCCGTTTCTTTGTAAAAGGCGGTAAATAGAGGCTACTAATTTTTTAGAGTTTTCATCCTTAACCAATGTCCCTAAGAACTTGTGCACCATTTCCAAACCATATCCTGCCTCATCGGTGTAGCCGTCTGTAATTCGGTAGCCCAGTTTGATACTTTGCTTTCCATGAGTAATGGTGTGGCTTTGCTGATTTTTAGCCTTAATGCCCATTGTCTCTATTTTCAACTTCAAATAATTTTCAAAGGTTCGGAAAGTGACCTCCTTTATTTTTGTAATATCATCCGAAACGCTTTTAAGAAGTTCAAACATTGTTGGCACCGTTCCTGCTGCCAAGTCTTCCAATGCTTTTAAATCTTGGGCTTTTTTCTCTTTCTTGGCTTTTTCCTCCTCTTTTAGTTGGTTTTGTAAAGCCTTTTTCTGCTCATCCGTGAGCTGTGTGATGTCTATTGCTGTCATAATCTTTTATTTTTTTGGTTCTAATTTCTTTTTTAAAATTCTTGTATGGGTCTGATGTCTTGCAGTTCTGGAGTAAGATTGCCAGCACTACAATTGCGAGCATTCTATAAATCATCATAATAAAGGGTTATCAATAGAATAGATATGAATGAAGTATAAGTAAGGGTAACTATTCCCCACATTATATCTTGTCGCCAGCAAACAGCACTTAACAAAAACCCTATTAAAGCGATTAAAAGTGTACTTTCCTTTCTGAATATATCAAACAATTTCAAGATATAAACAGCGTGGGCTAATAATAAAATCATAAATGTTGTCATAGTGAAGTTTTTTTGCAAAAACGAAATATTAGTCTATTGGCTTGATAATTCAATTCTAACAAATCTGATATATTACGATCTGTCTTTTTGCTAACAAAAATAGCTGGCACCAAACTTGTTAATACATAGACAAATAATGTTAAATTTTCACTGTCTTTAAATTCTTTATCTATACCTGTGTTTTGAAACATTGTATCAATTGCCCCTAGCATTTCTTTTAAATACCTTTCTTTTTTTTCTTCCTGTTCTTTACTCATCATAATCTTTTATTTTTCTTGGTTCCCTAATAATTCTTTTTGTTTTTCTAATAATCCTTCAAGCTGGTGCTGTAGCTCTTTCCACTCTGCAAGGCTTTCCGCCTCTTCCATTTGTTTCTCTATTTCTTTTATCATTACTTCCAACTCCTCAAGGTTTGGCTCAAATAGTTCTGTCATATCTTTTTGTTTTTTATTTAGTTATAAGGTTTCCATTTCATTCGAAGTGCTCTCATGAACACATCGTTTATTTTCTTCTCCAGCTTCTCGGGCTGGGTAAACTCTTCACCTTGCAAAATCTTAGACCTTTCAAGCTGGATATACATCCTTTCAAAGGCTGTAAATACCCGTTCGTATTGGCTGTCAAACTGCAAGACCTTTAATAATATATCATCTCTATTCATAACTGGTGTTTTTTAATTGGTTTCTTTTAGTTCTGTTCCGTGATACAGCAGGGCTTTTTCTTCATCTATCATAATATTGCCACCTGGGCACCTTCCTAAAACAGTCACTCGCATTCCTTTCGCTTGTACTATTATTTTGCTCATCTTTCGCCAGTATCTTCCTGCTGCGGTATCTGGCATTCCTCTTTCCTCGTGGCTTACAAAAATTATCAGCTTATCCTGGTGTTTCATCATCAGTTCTTTCAGCTTGGCTTTTGTAATTTCATCTACATACTTAGTGATGTTGTCTATGAAGATGATTTTTTGACATTGTCTTTTCTTCATTCTTTCCTCTATATCCTCCCATTCTTCATATTCTATTATTTTAAAATTCTTATTGGTGTCATTGATACCCATTCGCTTCATTGCTCCTGTAAAATGCTCACTGATACCCTCTTCTGCGGAGATATATAAGACTTTTCCAAACTTTGTAAGGTAGTTTGCCAGCATCAGCGCAAAGGTGGATTTCCCTTGTTTCTCATCTCCGTGGATTATCCAGCCTCCTGTGGTCTCTGGATTCCCAAATACTTCCTGCCAAATCCCCTCAAATTCAAACTTTTTAAACTTCTTAGAATAGGCTTGTTTTACACTTAATGCCTTCATTATGCTGCTTTCTGTATTTTTATTAAGGTTTCTAAATATCTAAGGCTCTTTATTCCGTTGTCTTTTTTAGTGAAACACTTTTTTACAAGGCTGTTTATCTTGCTCTTGTCCTCCATGTTCTGGACTGCTACATCATAAAAGAGCTTTTCATAGAATTTTACTTTATCTTCTTTTACATCGGGCGTTATCCCTCTAAATTCGGAAGCGAAGCGGTCAAATATTTCTTTATATCCTACCTTGTGATTATTGATACCTCGCTGTATTTTCGCCCTTAGTCCATCGGCTCCCATCATATACCAGCCACAGCGTCCGATGGTTCCGTTTATCAATCCTTTCAGCTCCAAGAATGCGGCGTAATCCAAGTCTCCAGCTTCATCTATACAGATAAATACTTTTCCTAGGTTATTGATGTAGTATTTTAGATTGGCTAGGATTTCATTATAATTTCCTATATCTCCGCATCCTATTTCTCTGGCTAGGGCTTTTATGAACAGCCTTTTTGTTTTGCATTGAGAAGCGTCCAGATAGAAAGCGTTTCTCATTTTAGAGACTAATATCTTCGCGCAAAAAGTCTTTCCTATTCCGCAGTCATCCACTAGTATCAGAGACTTTGAGTTCTGCTGGCAGTAGTTAAAATCATCTTGCAGTTCAAGGTAAACATCAGTCTCTACAGCGTTCCAATTATCATTATCTAATGTTACATTTAGTTTTCTTCCTATCGTGAGCCATTGTGTAGGGGACAAAAGCCCCTCTCTTTCGCCTTTTTTTAGTCGGCTGAATACTGCTCCATTGATGTTGAGAGTTTTAGCATAGGCACTGTCCGAACCACTGTATCGGCTTTTACCTTCTATTATCGCTAGAGCGATGGCTTCTTTTAGTTCTGTTGATATTTCCATAACAATTATTTTTTTATCTAAAGTTTGCTGAAAGCCCTTTTGAGAGTCTTCCTGTTTGTATTGGTATTTGTTCTGTTTCTTCGGTTTCGGTTTCTATCTTCTTAGCTGGTTCTTCACGAGGGGTGTAGCTTTCCAGCCCTGGAATGACAAATTTGTTGTTCAGCACCTTGCTTCGGCGGTCTATCACGGTCAGTCGGTCTATATCATTCTTTCTATCTCTCATGTAGGCGTTTACAGTGTTTTCATATGCAGACATTATTTGTCGGTTGATCTTTCCTGTATCGTCTAGTTCATGATAAGCACGGCTGTAGGTAGGTTTCGGAAGCAGTTCACAGATAAGCATATCATCATAATAAACCATCGCTTTCAGCACCTCTCCATCGTTCCCATCCAGCCAGAAAACCTCAAAGCTCTTTCCTTCTATATATTTCATCAGCCTTATCAAATCCTCTCCAAGGGCGATTTCTCCCAAAAGTCCCAGCAGATACTCACTGCTTCTAAATTTTACTATCCCAGCATTACAAGATGTTTTGGTATTGTAGCCTAGATAAGGGAGTATTGCTCTCCAGTTGGTAGGTTTGGTTTCCTTGCTCTGCATCTCTGTGAATACTTCCCAGCGTGTTTTACCTTCGTGGCGGCTGTGCTCCATATTATTCCATTTTTGTATGTCATATAAGGAGTTCATTATGATTTGCTCCTTTGGTAGAATAATATCTCCTTCGGGTCCCTTTTGGTTGTCTTCTTTTCTTGCAAAAGGTCTTCCGAGCCAGCCCTCTTTGTCTTTTTCAAACTCATATCGCAGTTTTCCGAAATACCGCTCTACATGTTTTGCTCTTGCCTTGTTGGCTTCTATTCTCACATTGTCAAACATCGCCCCATTTTTCAAGAAAGTATCTCTAAATGATGCATTCAAAGCGCTTTCGCATTCCAGACCGAGAGGCAGGTTAAAGCCCCATTCAGTGTAGTTCCTTACCATCTGGCGGTAGAAGTTTAGGATAAGTCCCTCCTTGGTTTCTCCGTATACCCATGTTGTCCATGCTTCCGAGCCTAGGTCTATTCCCATATAGAACCACAGCCTTTTGCTCTTATCGTAGAAGAATGGAGGCTGTCTGTCATCTATGGAGATGAGTACTCCTGCTTCTTTCACTTTGTCCAGACTGTGATACGGCACGAACTGCTGTATCAGTTTCTGGCGGTCTCCACTTCGTTTTGCGTAGGTTCCTATCTTGTTCTCCCATCTTCCCAGCCAAGCGATGATGCTGTTTTCAGAAATCTGCTTAAACTTCTTGCGGTCGGTATGGTCGTAGATTTCTCCTGTGGTGTGGTTGATGATTTCTACACTGCCGTCTAAAAACGCCTGATATTCATCTGCTACCTCTGTCCTTGTCGGTTTGGTTTCTCGCCCTGCGAACATATCATTCAGCAGTTTTATCATGTCACCAGTCATTATCTTCGCATGTTTGTTTTTTAGTTTTTTAGAGACTAGACTTCCGAAATTAAAGTCCTTTTCATCTCCTTTTAAAAACTCTTTAAATACCCTTGAAAACTGCCTGTCGCCCAGCTCTAGTGTGTGGGCTCTGCCGTGTATTTTGGGCAGGTATTCATTGAAAGTGATTAGGTCTATCCTTAGGCTTTCCATGATACCTATTTTCTTGCCTCCTTTTAGTGATAGCCTTTCTTCTTTCAGTTTCAGTAGGGCTATCAGCACGCTGGCGTTAGTGATGTATTCTTCTTGGTATTCTATTTTTAGGTAATCGCCATCTTCAAACTCGTAGGTGGTGTAGAATGCCGTAGCTGCAGGATTTATTTCCCAGAACTTCAGCAGGGGGTGGTGCATCGTACGGGGGTCGCCTATGCTGTTCTGTATCTCCTTGGGCAGACTGTCAAAGTCTACCAACAGCTGGCGCCCGTTACCTCCCGACTGGACTTTCTTTATTCCGTAAGGTTTGTCTTTATATCTGCTTATCTGCGTTTGAAGCGATTTTAAACAGTTATAATACTTTGGAACAAGTTCGTCCTTGGTTACTACTAATATGTTACCCCATTGGTGTGGCATTATTATTTATTTATTATCTTTATTTTGTTCCCGCTGGGGACTCGAACCCCAGTGTATGCCCTTCGGGATAAATCACTATATTTGTGTTGTCAAACCAAAAAATTATAGTGATATGTTTGTTAAAATCAATTATGCAGGTCAAGAAATTTACCTTAATGCTTATCAAATTGCACATTTTCAGGTATTAGGAGACGACTCCGTTGTCATTTTCCTTGTAACTGGCGAGAAAAGAACTCATTACGGAGGTTCTCATCTGTTTTTACAGCAGATACAGTCTTTAAGCACGAAGCCATAGATTTAATCTCCATTATTATCTTTTCTACTTCTTTATCATTAGAGAGGTCAAGGTTTTGTATCTCTATATCAATTAATCTGGGTGCGCCGTTTTCTAATAATTGGCTTTTTATTTTGAAGTCCATTTAAATAGTATTTAAAATTGTTTTTAGCATTCTCCTAATGGAAACTCTGCCTCCATGTTTCGCTCTGGCAGATAGCTGATCCTTTTGCTAGTCCATACTTTTATCCCTAGAAAATAGTAGTGAGTTCTGATCTCTTCTTTGTTGCTGCCTAGTGTGTAGTAGGTGTATTCTACTTTTCTTAACATCTGTTTCATATCTATTGGTTTATAATTTCTCTTAATACTACATCAGTTACATTATTCAGTGTTTTTAGAGCCTTGTGGTAGTCCTTTTTTATATTCTCGGAGGTCTCACTCTGGCGGTCGCCCCGCAGGCTCTTTCTTACTGTATCCGCTTCTACATTGTATTTTCTGCAGAGTTCAGATATAATGCGTTGGTTGTATTTATACTTTTTATTCATATCTTTGTTGATTGTATTGTTTGTATCATTTAACGGGACAAAATTATAAACAAGTTTTTAATTAGCAAAATATTTTACAAACATTTTTATAAAAATACCATGTATGGAATCTTTACCTATTGAAAATCAGAGAGTAAAAAATGTTATAGATTTTACTACAAAAGGCAATGTTTTACAATTTAGCAAAGAAATAGGAATAAGTCAGCCTAGGATAAATAGGCTTTTCTCCATTGATACTAGAAATGGAAAGTATCCTTTAGTGTCTTTTGAGATAGTCCAAGCAATTATAAACAAGTTTGTAAATATAAATGCAGAATGGCTTCTGACTGGAGAGGGAGAAATGCTAAAATCAGACAATAACACACCTGCTGTAGCAGAGCCACAGATTCCCTCGGGTATTCCCATGCTTCCGTTTGATGCATTTGCTGGAATAGGGACAGATGTAGAGGGAGTTAATCTGGATACCATAGAGGAGCGGTATGTAGTCCCTTTGTTTGATGGTATGAAGATGGATTTCATGATACCAGTAAGAGGATCATCTATGTATCCTAAGTATAACAGTGGAGATGTAGTAGCCTGCCGTATGGTGCAGGAGCTTTTGTTTGTCCAGTGGAACAAGGTCTATGTCTTGGACACCATCAGTCAAGGAGTAATCATCAAGAGACTTAAAAAAAGTGATAAAGAAGGCTTTGTAATCTGTAAATCTGATAACGAACAATACGAACCCTTTGAAATTCCCATGTCTGACATCAGAACTATTGCCTTAGTAGTCGGTGTAATCAGGCTCGAATAGATCCAAATGTCCAGAACAGAGTTCGTGTGTGCGTGTTTTTCTATTGGAAGAGCCTTTACAAGCCCCTTTAATTTACTGTTTATCAGTATTTTAGTTAGTTTTATTAAGTTTTTATAAATGTTATTATAGGGTATTGAGTTTTACAAAAACGAACAAAATAGCCGTTTGGTTTGCGCTTAAATATATCCCAATTTAACAAATAAAATCAGTTTTTGAATACCCAACTGAATACCCAACTGAATACCCAACTCCTAAAAAGTGCGTTTTTTGTAGTTTTTACAGCCTGTTATATAGGGGCGCAGAGCAGGGGTATTTATTACTTATGACATTTAACAAGAAAAGCCCTATTTTTAGGGCTGTATTGGTTGTTTTAGAGCATAACAATGCCCCTATGGTAGTAGGGGCTGCGTATTTTATTCTTTTCCTTCTCCCAATGGAACCAAAAAGGAAGTAAAAGGAACTATTTGGACATTTTGTTTTTTTATCTTTTGGAGGGCTTTTTTGTGCTTTTACTCTTTATTTATAGGCTTTTTTGCACTTTTTTATTTACTATTCATTTTAGACATTTTGTTTTACCCCCTATACTTTTCCATGCTTCGCCAGATAACTTGTCAGCTTTTCCAGATGCTCTTCTACATCGTAGGCATCCCACTTTTTCTTGTTGTATTTATAGCTTTTTTCGATGGCTTCCCAAAACAGAAATTCAGCTTTTTCCTCCTCGCTCATTTCTATTTTAGCAGGGATTTCCTCATTTGGAGAAACTTCTACATAGCCTTTTTTCATTTTTTGAGCGATGAGTTTTTCGCTTTCCTTTTGGCATTCTTCTTCACTTGCGAATTTCTTTGTCATTTCTCGCCCAGCAGTTCCTATTTTTCCGTAATGAACGATTTGTTCCTCCCCTTCATATTCGATATTCCAAAACTTATCGGACAAATCATTTTGATTGATAAAAAACCTTTTCATCGCTTGTTTTTTTGAAGATTAAATTAAATTTTTATTCGCTCTATATCTGCGCCTATGGCTTTTAATCGGCCTTCTATGTCTTCGTAGCCTCGGTCTATCTGCTCTATATTGTGGATTATGCTTTTCCCTTCAGCTGAAAGAGCCGCTATCAGAAGGGCATTTCCAGCTCTGATGTCTGGCGAAATCAATGTAGTTCCTCTCAATGGCGTCTCGTGGTTAAGCCCGATTACTGTAGCTCTATGCGGGTCACAAAGGATAATTTGCGCTCCCATATCGATTAGTTTATCTACGAAAAACAAACGGCTTTCGAACATTTTCTGATGAACAAGAACGCTTCCCTTCGCCTGAGTAGCCACCACCAAAATAATTGAAAGTAAATCTGGCGTAAAACCAGGCCACGGAGCATCAGAAACGGTCAAAATAGACCCATCGATGAACTTTTGTATTTTGTAATTTTCCTGCGACGGGATGTAGATATCATCTCCTTTTCGCTCCAATTTTATTCCCAATTTTCGGAATGTATCAGGAATGATGCCGAGCTGTTCCCAGTTCACATTCTTGATGGTAATTTCTGACTTTGTCATCGCTGCCAGCCCAATCCAAGAACCGATTTCCACCATATCTGGAAGGAGAATATGCTCCGTTCCTCCAAGGCTTTCCACGCCTTCTATCGTCAGTAGGTTAGAGCCTATTCCTGTTATTTTCGCTCCCATTCTATTGAGCATCTTGCAGAGCTGCTGTAGATATGGCTCACAGGCTGCATTGTAGATTTGGGTCATCCCCTTAGCCAAAACAGCCGCCATGATGATATTGGCTGTTCCCGTTACTGAAGCCTCCTCCAAGAGAATAAATTTTCCGTTTAACTCCTTGGCTGTAAGGGTGTAAAAACTTTCTTCTTCATTAAAATTAAATTCTGCTCCCAGCTCCACAAAACCCTGAAAATGAGTATCCAGCCTTCTTCTTCCTATCTTGTCTCCCCCTGGTGTAGGCATGTAGGCCTCTCCGAAACGCGCAAGCATCGGCCCTAAAAGCATCACAGAGCCTCTAAGTTTCGCTCCATCTTTTCTAAATTCCTTTGATTTAATGTAATCAAAATGGATATTATCCGCCTGAAAAGTAAAATCGCCTTTTCCGTTTTTAATTACTTTCA